AGCGTTCAAAACTTAGTTAGATTGTGCAAAACGATAGCATTTAGTAACAAATTAGGAACACGATTTCAAAGGCGGTCAAGACCTATTTCAACAGAGCATTGACCTTTGCCTGAACAGCATTGTAATCATATCCGGCAGCTTCCAGTTTTTTCTTTCTGTCGCTTCCGTTGCCCCATTTCCCGGCAATCACTTCTTTTGCAATCTTAATCAGGTCTGTACTATTTGAACCTTTCAGTAAGGCGTTCACTTTCTTCTGAACCGCATTATAGTCATAACCTGCTGCGGTCAGCCTGTTCTTCCGATCATTACCATTCCCCCACTTCCCATTGACTACTTCCTGCGCCACTTCATCAACAGATTTTGCCGGGGTTACGGTTTCGCCTTTCAGCAGTTTGTTGACCGCCGCCTGAACTTCATCATAGTTATATCCGGCACTGGTCAGGGCGGTTTTCCTTGCGTCACCGTTACCCCACTTCCCATTGATAACTTCTTTTGCTACCTCTGCAACAGATTTTTTGTTGTCGGAATTGGAAGGTGTATTTGCCGCACTGTTGTACTTCGGTGTAATGAATCCTCGGATGTATCTGCCATTTACAGCAATAGAACGATAACCAACCGTATTTGACTTGTTACACTCGATAACCTTAATTGTTGAGCCACTAACAGATACTACAATACCCACATGATCACTCCAACCTGTGCAATCGCCGCTGCCGGAATCATCCCAGTCATACAAAATCACATCCCCTGTTGACGGTACATAAGCGTCATTTTCAACCCATATCCCGGCTTTTTTTGCCAGATTGATCATATTTTCACACGAACACTCCACACAAGGGAAGATACTGGAAAGCCCGGTTGCAATGAACGCTGAGGAAGTGCCTGTTGCACACCAAGGGTCATTAACGGTCATTTTGTACCGGGTGCAAAGACCTGAATTATTGAACACCGCCAAGATTGCCTTATGCTCTGCACTCCCCTCTTTAATCCCAAGATACTGCACCAAATAATTGATCGGTTTCTGTCTGTCACTCATATTATTGCCCCCACTTTCTTTATTGTCGTACTGTGTCAGGTTGTACTGCGTCACCAGTGCATAGCAGTTTGTAACGTATGTACTGGAAGTCGCATAACCGTCAGCCCTGATTGTTTCCAAATACTTTTTCGGGTCTGTAATGCCTTTCAAATTCTGATACCGGGCAAGTTGGATAAACTCAAAGTAACCCTTAACCCCTTCTTCCATGCTGTCATACACCCGAAAATTATCTTTGATCGTTGTCAGCGTTCCCGGCTGATATTCTTCCTGTGTGATAAGGTTTACAGATTTTCCAGTCCATTTTGTGCCGCATTTCAGCCCAAAGTAATTGTGATAGGTTGCCGCAAGTTTGGACTTGCCCCAACCACTTTCAAGAATTGCCTGTGCAATGATCGGACTGTGTACGCATATATCAAAAGATGCAGCGTATTTTCTGACATACGCTGCAATCTGCTGAATAAACTCCTGATTTGTCATTCTTCCTGATCTCCTTCCTGATAGGGTAACATCCCGTTACACCACCGCTTATTTCTTCGGTTCTGTGTAGGTTAGTGCCTGTTCACTGTCAGATACACCGCTTGTAGTCGGGTCATTCACTACACCAAGAATCATAAGCACCGCAAACAGAGCGTTGACCACATCAAGCAACTTGTTACCAAGATCACCAAGGTCAAGTGTGTAACCAAACACCGCTGCGATTACCTGAACCAAAAGCAGGACTGCCGGAATAAATGCAACCCAAAAAGTTTTGTTCTTAATTCTTACCATCCAGTTAATATTTTTCATATTCTTACCTCTTTCTTCTTCAAATGCAATTCTTCAATTTCCTGTTTCATTTTGGTAATCATCCCATTACCGCCCAACGCATGGTAGGCATCATACATTTCTATGAAATTTTCATAGGCATATGAAGGGATGTCTCCTTTTGTCATGTATCTGTCATGATACTCAATAAGCTGCACCTTAAGTAAAAGCATTGTCCCTTTACTGTTGGCATCCCGGTCTTTCTTCTGGTTTTTCAGCAGCCACACGATATAACCCATCAGTGCGGTTAGGATGATAGGAAGTGCAACCGTATAAGTCTGCATTAAAAACTGTTCCAATGGTTTCCGCATCCTTTCCGGCACAAAAATAACCGCTTGTGACCTCATATAATGGTCATATAGCGGTTAAAATCGTGCCTGTGATATTTTCCTGTTACTCTGCTAATTCGCCACAATCAAGGTCAATCAGCACTTCTTTTACCTGTTCCTTAATTCTTTCAGGAACGTCAGCAAAAGTCTTTTTCCCTTTTACAATCAAGGTTGCATAAACAACTGCCATTTCTGTCACATCCTTTCTGAATAAAATCTTTATGATTAACCGAATCATCAGTTATCACCACCGTTTTCAGCCTTGTCCAAAATTTCCTGAACTGCTGCTCTTAATCTGTCCGGTACATCATCAAGGGTTTTCAGCCCCTTCCTGATCAGGTCAGCATATACTTTTGCCATAGCATTTCACCCCCCTCCCCTTATCCCATCAGTTCATATACTTCACACAATGCAAGCTGCGTGTCTGTTACCTGCTGTTCCAGTGAAGCGTTCTTTTCAGCCTGTAACTTGATATATTCGTCCTTGTCATATTCCACAAGGTTAAATTCATATCCTGTAAATCCCGGCTGATCTTCTGTTCCCGGTTCATCAACCGGGATAATGTTGGAAGCAACGAAAACCTTTGTTTCGGTCAACTCCAACTCTAACGGTTTGACTGTGCTTTGCTGTGTTCCATAATCAATCATGCTGCTTTCTTACCTTCTTTCTTTTTGTGTTTTATGTTGCATTTATAATATTCATCCGCATAAGGTAACAGCGGTACAACATACTTTTGTCGTAGCCGGAAAGAATCACAATGTTTCAACCATCCTTTGTAACTGTTGATACAACACCACTCTGAATAGTTCATCATGTTCCCGGCTTCCACTTTCTTTCTGATTGCAGTCAGTTTCTTTATCATATCTTTACAAGTGCTTTTTCTTAGCAAGGAATAATTCAGGAATGTCCGATAACCCAAGAAGTCAACCCCTCTGACATAAGACGGGAACACCTGCCAGTTATTTTTGATGTTCAGTTTCAGTTCATTTCTGAAATATTCGTTTATTTCTCTCCTAAGTGCGTGAAGTTCTTCTTTGGTCTTACCAAAGATAACAATATCGTCCATATAACGGAAATAATATTTAACGTGTTTCTGTTCCTTTAACCAGTGGTCAAAACTGGAAAAGTAATAATTGCCGGAATACTGTGAAAGGTAATTCCCGATAGGAATACCAGTTTCAGGGTCAATATCTTCTTCCAACAAATAGATTGCTGTTAAATCTTCAATTTCCGCTGTCTGTATGCTGTCAATGATTTCATTCAGCAACCAAAGCAGATCAGCATCATTAAACATCCTTGCATATTTCTGTTTTAGCAGTTCATGGTTCACTGACTGGTAATAATGTCGGGCATCCAGTTTCAAACAATACTGACATTCTTCCGGGTCATTCCACATTGCATCTTGCAGTTTGTGAAGTGCGTTGTGTATGCCCCTTTTCGGTATTGCTGAATAGGTATCACTTGTCAGGTTATTCAAAATACAAGGTTCTATCACCTGCAAAATAGCCCATTGACATATACGGTCAGGGAAATACGGCAGCTTGTAAATCGTCCGTTCCTTCTTCCCCTCTTTCTTTGTGAAAACCTCATATTCAGAAGTATGGTAGGTGTGGTTGATCAACATTTCCTGAATCTGTTTCAGATATTTGTCAGGGTCTTTGTCAATCTCAATTACTTCTTTGTACCACCCTTTTCCCTTCTTAGCGTGCCGATGGGCTTTCCTTAGATTTTCAATATCATATATTTTTTCGTATAAATGATCATAGCGTTTCATTCCTTTTGGTGTATGCAAAAACTGAATTTCAGTCAGCGAAAAATCTGCCCGTTAAATACAGTCCGGCATTTCCTCATTTCCTATTTTGGATAGAGTAAAGCAGATCATCACGTTTCTGTGATTTGCCTAGCACCTGCTTATTTTTCTTTTTTACCAAGGGGTACGGTCAAAAGGCTACATAGTATATAATTGAAACAGGCAAGGTATGTTTCAACCTTGCCTGAATCATGCAAACATTAAGTGACTGCTGATATTCCGATTACGATTACCCACACTGTTATTCAGATTCCAATAGAACCCCCTCCTATTCATGCCATTATTCCAGTTACTGCCTAATTGAGCAATTTTCTTTTTTTAATGGTATTCATTACAGGCGGTAACAAACAGTAATACAGCTTGCCTTTCAACCTTATTCAATTTATGGGTTATGCCGCCATCTGTTCTTTCCATGAAGCAATAGCCGCATTATATACAGTGCTGTCTTTGGTAGGGATATACACCAAGCGACCGCCGATATCCCGAAAACGATAACCCACACCGTTACCCAGAAACCAATAGAACCCCCCCCCAGTCATGCCATAATTCCAGCAACCGCCCAATAGAGCAATACGGTAAGCGTTCAGGTTTTGCGTGATGTAATGATAATCGCCAACAGGAAGGGAACTGTTACCCAAACATTCACTTGCCATGAATAACCAATCGCATTTAGTTGAATATCCCATAGCGGAAACATAACCGTTTGCATTGGTTACAGTAAATCCGGCATCCTCATAGTTATCTGTACGCTTCGATTCTGCAAAATTGAAGTCATTACAGATATAAGGCTGACCGCCGCCCATTGAGCCATTCCCCCAAATGTTCACACCATAAACAAACTTCCAAATATTTCCCCAAAAGTTTTCTTTCCCTCTCCAACAAATAGAAGTCTTTCCGTTTGCTGTTTCAGTTGTGGTTACGCCACCTTTTTCATTGATGGTCTGCGCTGCCCGACCTGTGCCATTGCCAAGACTTGCGGTACTTCCAGTCAGGGAAGAACAGTTATAAGATGAATTATCAGAAATAGAAACAACACCGTTTGCAATCGCTGTCTGCAAGTTCATTGTTCCCATTTCAATAATCATAAGCAACTGTTCCGCTGACACCTGCTTGATCAGATCACCATGCCAACCGCTGCCTCGGTTCTGTGCCATTGTTTCAACGTTCGGTCTTGTCAACTGCTGTGTTAAGCCAGATACAGGTTTTACCCCGGCAATCGAACAGAACTTGTCTGCTGCCACACTCATGACCTGTTCATCATTCATCAGGAAAGCACCTGTGCCATCTGTGCCGCCATCTGCATCCCAAATACTGCCCTCATATGCTGCGGTAAGGTAATAATCAATCTCATTCCCATTTGCATCATAGAAAGCAGGATGCAAGCGGAAACCTGCCCTTGCTTTTTCGGATACATAATAGTTTGCTTTCCGCAAGTGATAACCAATCCCGGTATCAATCGGATCATAAACAACCGGGCATACCAAATAATAAAACTTCGGCTGATATACCATGACCTGACCCATTGAACCATCTTCCGCATAG